GGAAAAATGACATTCGTAGTTGAGTATGAAGATGGCAAGGAGCCGTCTGTAAACGCAGGAACGGAGATATTAGGCGGTAAGTTGTTATCGGTTGGATTTGATGATTATAAAGATAAAAAACTAACTAGAGATGAAATTAACGCAATAAATTACGCGTTAAATTTTAGCGAGTTCAGAGAAGCTTGTGAAGAGTTCGAAGTTGACTATGACGAACTCGTCGATAAGTTAGATTCCTCTCTTTAGCAGTAACCCACCACTTAATCATTCATATCGCTATTAATAGTTGGCACGCACATAAGGAACATAGGAAATGGCAAATGAATTAGTCGTAATTGAACAAGCAACGGCGCTAGATTTGTTTACAGCACCAGAAAAAGTAAATCAGATGCTGGAGCACATTAAGTCTCTTGCAGAAGAAGAGCGAAAAGAACTCGATAGCGATTTTTCGGTAGCTAAAAACCGAAAGGCTTTTGCATCTCTGGCGTACAAAGTTGCTCAAACAAAAACGTATATCGACAAGGAAGGTAAAGCAGTTGTCGATAAGTTAAAAGAGCTACCCAAAAAAGTTGATGCTAGCCGTAAGATATTTCGTGACGAACTAGATGCATTAAGCACAGATATTCGCAAGCCACTAACAGAGTGGGAAGCTCAAGAAAAAGCTCGCGAAGAAGCCGAAGCGCTTAAGAAGCAAATCGAAGTTGATCATGAAGAAGCTCTGCAAATGAACGAGCTGTTTGATTTACGCAAAGCTGAAGAAGAGCGCAAACGCATTGCTCGTGAAGAAGAAATGAAGCGACAAGCTGCGGAACAGGCAAGACTTGAAGCTGAGCGCAAAGCACAGCAAGAAATTGAAGCAGCAGCTAAACGTGAGCGTGAAGCAAAAGAAGCCGCTGAACGTGCAGAGCGTGAAAAGCAGGAAGCAATTCAACGTGCAGAACAAGCAGCAAAAGAAGCCAAGGAAAAGGCAGAGCGCGATGCTAAAGAAGCACTGGAGCGAGCCGAACGAGAGAAGAAACTAGCTATCGAAGCTGAGCGTAAGAAAGTACAGGAAGCAGAACAAGCGCGATTAGCAGAAGAAGAACGTAAGCGTCAGGAAGAAGCTAAACGTCAGGCTGATAAGGAACATCAGAAAACAGTTAATAATAAAGCCATGCAAGATTTAATTGATGCTGGCATTCCAGAAGAGTGCGCCAAGAATTGTATTATCGCTATCGCTAAAAACCTAGTATCAAACGTAAAAATTCACTACTAACCCACCGCACCAACACCAGATAACCACCCTATCGCTCACCTAGCGAGGTAACAATGAAAACTAACTATTACAGCGCTATGCGTGATTGCATGGCGGTGCGTATCACTACGCCTTTTTTACAACTCGCACGTCAAGCGGCAAGGATAGCCGTCTCAACTAATAACAAGGATGTCTGGCGGTTGGCGAGTCAACTACAGAAGATGGCTTACGGGAGGAAAGTATGTCACTGACTATACGTTACACCTATGCAGATATGACCAGTAGAAACCGAAATAATGGCACGGAAATAGCCTTTCAGAATCTTAACGATGTCCGCATTGAAACAGAATCATTCAGGGAACTTACTCAGTATTACCAACCTGAGCCATCAGAAGTCGTTGATTATGTCATTAATCAGTATGACGAAAAGTCACTCGCTGCAGCTATCCATCTCTCAGGACGAGGAGAAGTGGTCGCAAAGATACTTAATGAGTTGTATTTCAGGAGGGTTGCGTGAATCCTTATCATGAACTTGATGCAATGGAAGAGCGTAGGCAAGAAGAAGCATCATGGATTGATGCAAAGGACGCTGAGTTAAGTAATGTCGCATTTAGCGTGGTTGATGGATTACCAAAAGACATTACAAATCAATGGAGTGACAGCGTTTTCGATATGACAATTGATGGTCTTTATAAGGAGTTAAAGAGCTATCAGGAACGTAGGAGGATGTCGTGACAAATGCAGTTCAAAAAATATATGAGGTTGTAAATCCTCTTAAAAATGAGTTCGAACAAGTGTGTAGCGAGCCAAGCATTGCATTCAAAAGGGAATCTGAATTCGCTATGCAAATATTCGCGAACAATGATTATCTGGCAAATGTTGCAGTTAATAATCTTGTGTCAGTTCGTAGTGCGATCATGAATGTCTCAGCTATCGGAATTAGTTTAAACCCAGCGCAAAAGTTGGCTTACCTAGTTCCTAGAGACAAGAAAGTATGTCTCGATATCAGTTACATGGGATTGATGCATATTGCTCAACAATCACAGGCTATTAAGTGGTGTCAATCAAGCATCGTTCGACAAAATGATAATTTTCAACTCACATCAATAGATACCGCACCTCGTCACGAATACAACGCCTTTGCCACTCAGGAGCAAAGAGGTGAGATTGTTGGGGCTTACACTGTAGTAAAGACAGAAGATGGAGACTATCTAACTCACACAATGGCTATTGCTGATATTTACGCAATACGTGACCGCTCAACAGCATGGAAAGCTTGGATATCAAAGAAAAAATCGTGTCCTTGGGTAACTGACGAAGAGCAGATGATTCTAAAAACAGTAGTGAAACAGGCTGCTAAATACTGGCCTCGCAGAGAACGTTTAGATAAGGCTATTGACTATGTTAATACTGAGGCTGGAGAAGGTATTGATTTTGGGAACGAGCAACAAGAACCAAAGGACATAACGCCAGCAAGTGAGGATCAATTAAAGGCTATCACGGACTTGATGCCTAAAGTTAATGGTGAATGGAGTGACACGTTCTTCGCATTTATTAGTAAAAAATTCAACCATCAAATATCCCATCCAGAGCAATTAACCGCATTTGAGGCCAATACCATTATCGACATGCTAAGGAAAAAGGCAGAAGGAAAATGATTAGTAATGACATCATTCTAAGCAAAACAGGCATCGATTTAACCAAGGTAGAGCAAGGAAGCGAAGAATGGATGTCTATCAGGCTTGGCGTAGTAACTGCCTCTGAGGCATGGAAAGTTATCTCTAAGCCAAAGTCAGGGAAAAAATGGACAGACACAAAGAAAACATATTTAAACACCCTTATTGGTGAAGTCTGTACAGGAGTTTACAAGGAAGTATCAGCAAGGACGCTGGAATGGGGTAAAAACTACGAATTAGAAGCAAAGATGACATTCGAGTTTTACACCGGATTAACGGCAAAGGAAGTGCCAATAATATTTAAAGATGAGCAACTACGGATAGCTTGCTCACCAGACGGCATTTGCAGTGATGGCTCTGGATTAGAGCTTAAATGCCCTAATAACACGGACGTATTTATAGACTTAGCATTGAATGGCATCAATGCAATGAAAAAGGAATATGTGGCTCAAGTTCAATATTCCATGTGGGTTACAGGTAAGGATATCTGGCACTTTGCAAATTTTGACCCACGCATGCCGGCAGGGAAAGAAATCGCATATTTCCTTGTTGAGCGTGACGAAAAAATGATGAAAGAATTCGACGAGTTAGTGCCTGAGTTCATCGAAGTAATGGATCAGGGGTTAAACAAGTTAGGCATTAAATTTGGCAATCAATGGAGTGTATATGGCAATTAACACAATAACAGCAAGCGGGAATTTAGGTAAAGATTGCGAACAGCGATGGACGCCAAATGGTAAGGCGGTTGCATCTTTTAGTTTGCCAGTGAAACAAGGCTACGGAGAGCACGAAAAAGTATCTTGGGTTATCTGCAAGGTGTTTGGCCCTAAAGCTGAAAAGTTACCTCCGCACCTAACCAAAGGAACAAAGGTTACGGTTACTGGTGAGTTCGTCATGGAAGAATGGACAAGCCAGAGTGGTGAGAAAAAATCAGCTCCAGTAATTATCGTTAACCAATTGGATTTTGGCGGTAACGGTGGTAATCAGGCAGGAAGCCAGAATCCACAGTCTCAAGGATGGGGTCAACCTCAGCAACCGCAAGCACCAAAACAAGCATCGAGTAATCAAGCGCCGCAAAGTGAGCCACCGATGGATTTTGATGACGATATTCCGTTTTGACCACCCTACCCGTTTAACCAAAGGATATAACCATGAAAGCTACGGACAGCTTAATTTAACTCTCAGGGATGCAATGAAGAGGAATGAATGCCAATCCTTGGCAGATGTAAATTTAGATAAAGCTCGCCATAAACATACACATAGCAGACCTAGTCAATAAGGTTCTTCTATTAATTCCGTCAGGCATCTTTATATCAAACGTCAATTTACCCACATCCCACTTTTCAAAGTTAGGAAATTTAGAATTATCTTCTAAATAAAAAGTCAAATAGGAATCCCTAGAGTCTCTAGCTACAAGCCTGTAATCAATGCCAAATACTTTTATTTCATAATATCGATTACTCATTTTTCTTCTTCCTCGCTAATGGTCGAAAATCGATCATACCACCAAGAATTAAACAAATAAACCTTTTAAAACATGGATTTACATATTACATATTTTTCTCAAAAACATATCGACAGAGGGAATGATGAAGGACAGAATCAAGTTTAACGATGCAATGTTAGCGGCTGTCATGGATGGCGACAAAACACAAACGCGTAGACCGATTGAGCCACAACCAAAAGTAACCGAGGAAGAGTTACGAAACCTTAGTGCATGGCAAGAAGGTTACACACTATCAGAGCAAGTATGTGCAGCATGGCGGCATGGATTTGTTAATGTTGATTGTCCGTATGGTGAAACTGGCGACATCATTAACATTGCAGACAAGGATGGTAATATCAAAGGGAGAATTGAAATTACTGATGTTTGGTTGCAACAGATTCAAGAAATATCACAAGTTGATGCACACGCTGAAGGATTTGAGATTACTGGGTGGCGACCTACTTATAGTGACCCAGACAGTGGCGGCGAGACATTCACACCATATGATAAATTCGCTGATGCATGGATAGATATTTACGGTGAAGATAGCTGGAATAATAACGATTGGGTATGGGTGGTTGAATTTAAAAAGGTGGAGTAATGGATATATTAGATGAAGCATTTGAAGTCTGGTTTAAGAAGTCTCATGGCTATAGTCCATCAGTAGCGCCACCTGATAGTCATTTAATTGGAGTTAGGCGTATGGCATTTGAAGCTGGATATAGAGCGGCTTTGATTGAATGCAAAGATATATTAATAAGCAATGGAGTGAAAATAAAAAATGAATGATGAAATCTTGGAGTTAGCGATTGATTTAAAAAATAAAGCTAAGGTATTAAGCGTTGGGCATGAACGATCATATGTTAATTTAAATACGCTAATAAAAATTTGCGAATATATCGAACACATTAACAATCTACAGCCTGTCGCTTGGATGTACCCTGTATTTCATGATGAGAAAATGCAATTCACTACTGACGCAGTTGCATCTGAAAATATAGATATTCATTTTCAATCCCATGGCTCACCATTTAAAGTAACACCACTCTACCGCCTAGATTAAATATGAAACTAATAATCGGATATGTATTACTGCTTGTAATACAGGGTTCTGCTGTGCCTGTTACAGAGCAAATATACACACAGCAAGAATGCGAGAACCGTGCAGTGCAGATAATGCAGGTGCGGGATGTTGAAATTGTTTGTGGAGAAATTATATCTAAAAATTCAAGGTGACTATGAAGATTTTAAAATTACCTCCAATTGAAAAAATAAGTAAACACTTGTCATATGACCCTGAAACTGGTTTGTTCATATGGCTAATAGGAAGGCAAGGTATAAGAGCAGGAAAGCAAGCCGGTAAAACAAGGTCTGATGGATATATAGATATTAAGTTTGAATCAATTCCTTATCTGGCACACAGGTTGGCATGGCTTCTGTATTACAAAGAAGATCCTCTAGATAAATATATAGACCATATCAATTTAATTCGAAATGATAATAGAATTAAAAATCTAAGGATCGCATCTGCCTATCAAAACTCTCAAAATAAAATAAGCCCAATAAAATGTTCTTCAGGAGTAAAAGGAGTTCACTGGAATAAGAATATGAAAAAATGGAATGTGAAAATAATGCACAATGGAGTCAGTAATTATTTTGGTGCATTTTCAACTGTAGAAGAAGCAACTCAAATTGCTATCTCTGCTAGAAATAAATTACATGGAGAATTTGCAAATCATGATACAAAAGACTGATAAATACACCGAACTATCTGACTTCGAGATTAATTTAGCTGTTGCTCACATTGTACTTGGCAAGGGTAGCTATGATTGGTGCCCTGATAAAAAAGAGGTTTACTTTGCAGGTATTGATGGTGGTGAATTTTTACATCATGGATACTTCGACCCATGCAACAATCCATCCGACGCAATGCCGATTATTAACGAATATGGCATTAGCCTTATATATCAAGATAGACAATTCCAGTTTGCAACCAGTGACGGGAATATAGAGTGCTGTATTGCCAACCCATTAAAAGCAGCAATGATTATTTTCATGTGTATTAAGGATGCGGAGAATGAAAAAGTATGACTTGATATTGTGCGATCCCCCCTGGTCTTACAATAACAAAGTTTCAAACGGCGCAGCAGATAATCATTACAATACCACCGACTTATATTCACTCTCCCGATTACCAATAGAAAAACACTCCTCTAAAAATGCCGTACTGTTTATGTGGTACACAGGCAACTTTGCACTCGAAGCTATTAAATTAGCCGAAGCGTGGGATTTTAAAGTTAAAAACATGTTCGGGTTCGCATGGGTTAAATTAAATAAAAATGCAGGAGATAGAATAAATAAAAAACCGCCAGAAGACTTTTTCGATTTCATGGAAATATTAAACAATGAGACAAAGATTAATTGCGGTAATTATACCCGTCAAAATGTCGAAATGTGTTTAATAGCCACTCGAGGAAATGGATTACCTCGTAAGTCTGCAAGTGTGAGGCAAGTTATTTATTCGTGCTTAGGTGAACATAGCGAGAAACCTAAAGAAATACATCATCGTTTAGAGGAATTATACGGAGATGTTCCTCGACTCGAATTATTCGCTCGTGAGAAACACGGTGATTGGGATGTATATGGCGACCAAGCGGAAGAAAGTATTCAATTAATATAGGTGAATTATGGACATTATCGACTCAGCAAATGAAACAAACGAACTATATATTCAAGTATCATTATCAAATCGCAAGGCAGCAATTAAATCATATAGCGGAATGTGTATCTGGTGTCACCAAGAACCAGTCGCACCTAATAGCGCGTATTGTAGTAAAGATTGCGATGATGACCATGAGCAGTATAAAAGGAAGAATGGATAGGAGGGTAAAATGGAATATAAAATATTAAGAATGGATCAGGTTTTAGATAGAACAGGATATAGCAAATCTTGGACTTATAAATTAATTGGCAAAGGAGAGTTCCCGAAGCAGGTTAAAATAGGTTCTCGTGCAGTTGGTTTTATTGAAAGTGAGATAGACGAATGGATAGAGCAACGAATTAATAATTCTCGTTGCCCTGAAAATACCCTAAATTGAATTTTATTTCTTTTTACTTCTCAGCTCATCTATATAATCAGCATACCACTGCATCATCTCCCTTCTCCCCTCCAAATACAGCGCATGGTTATAAGTACCACGGATAGAGTTTTTATCAACATGAGCAAGTTGTAACTCTATCCACGCTGTATTAAATCCTTTCTCATGCAATATTGTGCTCATGGTGTGTCTAAAGCCGTGACCAGTAGCTCTGCCTCTATAACCCATTCTTCCAATCATTGTATTTATTGCCATTTCGGACAGATGTTTTTTATGGTTAGTTCGGCTAGGAAAAATATACTGGTAATCGCCACTTATTGGCTGTATTTGACGCAGTAAAGAAATCACCTGATCTGACATTGGTACAACATGAACCCTCCCCATCTTCATTATTTTTTCTGGTAGTTTCCATGTTCTACTTTCAAAGTCGATAAATGACCATTCTGATTTTCTTAACTCTCCTGGTCTTAAACCAGTAAGCATTAAAATGTTTAAAGCAGTTCTTACTATCTGACTTCCTTGATACTTGTCTACCGAGGACAAAAACTCAGGCAGTTCATCAGCTAATAAGTACGGGTAATTTTCTCGTTGGTGTGGAATAAAAGCACTAGCCAAGTCTGGGGCTGGATTATATTCAGCTCTTCCAGTGATAATGGCGTATTTCCAAACCTCTCCACAGCGCTGACGAACTTTTTTTAATTTCTCGGTAACACCACGTTTCTCCATTATTGAAAGCACTTCAAGTAATTCGAGAGGTTTAATCTCTGCTATTGGGCGATCTCCAATGTATGGAAAAACATCATTTTCAAATGCTTCCATCATGTCGTCGCGATAACCTTCAGACCATCGGTCTTTTCTTCCCTCATACCACTCTAGAGCAATGCTTTTAAATGTATTGCTTCCATCAAACTTTGAATCCCTTTTCTTATCTTTCTTTATCTTGTTAGGATCAATGCCATCAGATAACTGCCGTTTTGCATCATCCCTTTTCTTTCTGGCTTCCGCGAGAGTTATCGTTGGGTAGACACCGATAGCTAAAACTTTTTCTTTGCCATCTATACGGTATTTTAATCTCCAATATTTACTTCCTGATTTTGTAACTAATAGATATAAACCTCCTCCATCGAATAGTTTATAGTCCTTTTCTTTTGGCTTACTGCTATCAACTTGCTTAACTGTTAGTTTCATATTGGGGGTATTAAATATTAAGGGGGTATAATGTTCCCCCAT